ATTCCAATAACTGACATTATTTTTTTCCTCCTCTAAAGATTTGTGTACCCTTAATTCCAAAAATACTTGCAACTACAAGCACCCATAAATTGGTAAACCATTTCGGAAGCTCATGAAAGTACTCGAAGAATAATTTTACCTTTTCCATAGCTGCTGGATCGTCCGACATCACTGCCCACATGAGCACCACGATAGGCGCCGAAATTATAACGAGCACAAATTCGTCCTTATAATCGTTTTGTCTCGCTTCAAGTAGTTTGCCTTGGTAAGTTTCCTCACCTCGGGCCATCTTTTCTGCATGCATTAGTTGTGCATCAGACATAGCCATCTTAGTCTTCTGGCGGTTAGAGTAAATTTTACTTCCAGCCTGTAAAGCAATTTTTGCTAGACTAAACCAAGCCATATTAGTACGCTTTTGATTTTCTTTTCTTTTCTGGCATTACAGCACCTTGACCTTGAACTTCTAATTCAGGTCCGCCTGTACCAATGTAGTTAAAAGCACCGTCAGCAGTTGTTTTAGATCTTGGATCTACTTCAATCTGTTGTTCGCCTACTTTAACTTCTTTAATTTTATCAAGTTTTTCCATTTTTAACTCCTTAGTTTATTTTTTAACCTATTTTTATAGATTAGTCATCACTTTTTCTAACAATAGATACGTTAGGTATCATATCCTTAGCATTTGGTAATGTTTTTGAAAGAATAGTCTTCTCAATTGAAGTATCAGCTCTTAATTTTGCTAATTCTTCGTTTTGATCCATCTTATCTTCTGTGTTTTGTTGGTTCATCATCGCTCTCATCTTATCAAGATTGATTCTTTCATCACCTTCTCTCTCTTTTCGCATGTTTTCTTGTGCTCTAAGATCTAATTCTCTTGCTCTTAACTTAGCAATTGGATCATTATCAAATTGTGAAGTGATTTTCTTCTCTTCTTCCATGAAATCGTTCATCATTTCTGCAATCAACACAGCTTTTCTTGCATCGATCTTCTGTTGCATCATCATAGCTTGTTGTTGAAGCTGTGGATTCTGTTGTGCCATCTGCATCATCTGTTGTAATTGAACTAATTCCTGTCTGAATTCTATTTCAACCTGTTCTTGAGCCATTAAAGAGATATGTTCAAATATATTTTTCTCTAACAACGCCATAACCGCTGGATTATTTCTAGCCATATTAGTTGCCATAAAATTTAAGTGAGCTGTAATGTGTGCTCTATGATCTTGACCAGGAAAAGCTTGAAATTGTTTTCCTGCTAGAGCATCAATGTGTTCTAACGCCGGATCTTTTGGTGTTGGTGGCATAGGTTTAACTAAAACTGAATCTATATTTTTTACACCCAACGCTTCATACATATTTCTATACGCTGAATACATATTGTGCATTTGAGGATTAGACGTAGCCAATTGCAGTTCCGTCTGAGCGAGGGAAATACGCTGTGTCTGTGAGAAAATATTTGGATCTGCAACTGGCAATATATCCACTCGGTCATCAAAGTCAGTTTGTTTTATCATTCTTTGACCACCGACTACGTCGTAAGGATATTCCCGAGGCAAGTATAATTTAAATACTCTTGCCATTAATTTAAATTCTTGTTTTAGAGCTGCATAAATTCTTTTGTGAATGGCAGACATAGTTCTGCTGCCTCTTTCTAACAAAGCTACTGTCGTACCCACTGCCGCTTGTTGATTACCCTCACCTACTTGCAAGTCTGCTATTGAAGCGAATCTTTGACCTGCCTGTACTACGACGCCCATAAGTCCTAAAAGTGTTTGTGATGGTTCCTTGAAAGGAAGCATCATAAATGAATCTCTTAAATTACCTCCAGGCGCGTCTACATCTCTAAACTCTCCTGGTTGAATACTTTGTGCATCGTCCCTAATTCTAATACCACGCATTTTAAAACCAGCGGGTAAGTTAGATAGGGTTCCGGCATCTAGCAACTGTCGTAATGCAGCTGTAGCTGTTCTTGATAATCCACCAATCATATGAATTAAACCAAAACCATAAAAGCCAAGTCCTGGTAAAAATTTGAAATGTACAAAATATTGAACTTTACTTTTTGTAGCATCTCCTACTTCATAATTTCTTTTGATTGATAAAATCTCTCTCGAGTGTTCTTCGATTGTTACAATATACGGAAGTTTAATTCCTGTAGGCTCACCATCTTCTGGATTAATATCCTGGTAACCTTCTAGATCTAAATTAACGTGACACTCCAATAAAGTAAAAATATCTTCATCTCTTGATTTAGATGTTCCTTCTAATTCTCTCTCTTTTCTTTGAACATCTGTTTCGTTAGTGGGTCCAGGTTTAAGTTCAATGTCTTTATAAAAACCTGCTACTTGTTGTTTTCTTAATTCATTCTCTGAAACTTTTACAACATGGATGATGGCCTCCGCATCGTCTAATGAGGTAGCCGTATACGGAACAACCAAGTCATCTGCTGGAACAAATTTAGAAACTGCTCTTTGTTCTGTTTCATCGTAATAAACTTTTTTAAAAGCAGAACCTGCTAAAGGTAAATGAAATAACATTGAATCAAATTCAGGTTCATATTCTTTCATCTGATCCATGATTTGATAGTTCATAAAATCTTTTACACGTTGTGCTTGTTGAACTTTATCTGGAGTTTGTAATCCTAGTAATTGAGTTCTAACAGGACCATCACTAGGTAATAATTCTTTGTAAGCTAATGCTTGAAATTGTGTAACCGCTTCTGCAAGTACAGGATGAGTTGCACCACTTGCACCTTGAAAAGGTTCTGTTCTTTGATCGTATTTAAATCCTAATAAATCTAAACCTTCTCTATAAGCTCTTTCCCATTCTTTTCTAGAACTTCTATATTCTTGATAATTTTGAGTAAGTGTAGAACCTAATCTTCCTAATACATCATCAGGTAAATGTTCTGCTAAATTATCGTAATGATTTTGTTCTCCTTCAATCGAAGCAATTGCAGGATCATAATTAATATCTACCGAACCGTCTTCGTTCTCTGTAACTTCTATCGGTTCACCTTTTTCATTAAGCTTTTGCTCTTCTTCTTGTTGAGCTAACTCTATCTCTTCAGGTGATGGAATTTTTATTTCCTGCTCTACGTTTGGTAGAGACTTGTCTATGTCTGCCATTTATTTTCTCCGTTGGTACTTGTTTAACAGTATTATAGGATAAACTCAAGCCCTGAGGCATGGGTCCTGATTTAGGGGGTATAGTCCTAGTTAATTTCTTCATCTAGACCAAAGTCAGGTTTTGAAGCTGCTTTGTATTTTAATTTTTGTTTTTCTAATCTTGGGGCTAATACCGTTTTTTCAAATTGCTCTGCAGCTGATAAGGCTAGTTTCTCTCTCTCCGTTAATTCAGGCATTTTCATACCTTCTCTTATTTTACCTACTCCTGCTTGTTTCATCTGAGCAGAGAATAAATCTTCTTTTAACCCAAATCGGTCTACGTAATCTGCTCTCTCTTGTGCGTCTTTAACCGGGAGTCCGGCTCCAAGGGTCACAGCGTTTAATAAGACTTCTTTTGCTGTTCTTCCTTCTCCAAAATCTAAAGGTGCTAGTAAAGATCCTATACCAGATTCTGCTGCTATTAATTTAGCAATAGGTTTTGCTCCTGTTGCAATTTGTCTTGCGTATTGACCAAAAGTTTTTTTAGAATCTAAAGTTTCCTGAGGCTTGGTAATAGGTAAGGTGTATTCTTTTTCATCAATAAATTGATCGACTGTCATTCCCCATGTGCTTGGATCACCAAATTCGACCATAATTTAAAACCCTAAAATTTTTATTAAGCCACCTTTTGCCATTTCCGGCATATCAGGATCGTCATCTGCTTTCTTTAATTTTGTTCCTAGATCATCTTCTACTAAATCAAAAGAATCTTTCTCTAAAAATTCATTAGCTACTTTGTTAGCATTTTTTCCAGCTTCTTCACCTTCAAAAATTAAACCATCAAGTTTATCTAATTTATTTAAATCTCTTTTATAAACTTCATTGAACACATCTAATGGATTGATTGCTCTATCTGTTCGACCTAGTAAAGCATCTTTAATTCCTTGAGGTAAATTTAATCTATCATCATTTAATAAAATAAATCTTACTACACCTGCTCTATTCGCTTCTTCATCTGCACTGTATCTTTTTGCAGCTAGATCTCCTAGACTTTCTTCTTCTGTTCTATTTCTTTTATTAAGTTTAGCAATGTCTTCTTTTAGATTAGCAAAAGATTTCTCATCTGTTTGAGGAGCTTTTTGTTTTAAAGTCATAATACCTTCTTCATCTAATTTCTTACCTGTACCTATATCAATAACATCAGCTTGAGGTTTTGGTTTCTTTGCTTCTTCAACCGCTTTAATCATATTCTCTGAAACACCGGCTTGTTTCATCTTAGCTTGTTTAAGTCTTTGAGCATTTAATTCAAAGTTAGCAATCTCATCTGCATTTTTATTAGACATTGCATAAGGTCCATACTCAGCAATTTTATCTTCTATAAATTGTATTGTTTTAGGATCTTCAAAAGCTTCATCTGAATAAACTTTATAAGGACTAGCCCAATCCATCTTACGAGGTTTGGTTACATTGGATCTTGTGCCAATCATCTTTTGCACATAGCTCTTACCAAATAATTCTGTCAATAATTTTAACATTAGTAATACGTCCTTTTTCTTTGTGGCCTTTCCTCATCCTTGTGATCTTCTGGATGATCAATTAAACCACCTTGTCTAAACCTCATAACAGCTTGTGTCATAGAATCCACAAGGTCATCATGCTCACCATACGGGAAAGCAGCGCATTCTTCAATGACTTCTTTTGCAAACTCCATATGTGTGGGCGCCCATATCCTCCCTGATTCGAACAGTGGAGAGACTGCGTTAACTCTTGTATGTTTATCATTTCCTTTTGACGGTGTAAAGTTTAAAACAGGTATTCCCATTTTACGAAGTTCATACGTTAAAGGTAATCCTGATGCCTTTGATTCAATAACTACAGTTTCCGGATTCCAGTAGCCATATTGTTCAAGCGCGATTCTACGAAGCTCTGGAAATTCATATCGACCTTTTATCATATCAACTAATATTAATTGTGGACCTGAGTCTTCATCTTTTTGAAACACACCCCAAGTGGTAATGGCTGAAAAGTCAGCCGTTTGTTTTTTCATAAAAGCGGTATCGTAAGATTGAATGACGTGTTGAAGAGGAGGTAAATCTCCTTCCCAATCTTGCCACCATTCTCTTTTAATCAAAGCGCCTTCTTCTGATGTTGGGTTCTGCATGTATTGTGCAGACCATTTTGTTGTTGGAATAGATGCTTTAACAGATTCTAAATCTTCAAGTTTCCAGAAGCCTGGCCATAGAGGCTGGCCACTTGGCATGATGGCTGGAAATTCTACGACCTCCCATTGATCTGCTCTAGGCTCCTTTTGAGCATGCATCAGGCGTCCGGTTAAATCTTTTTCATTCCATCTTGTCATTACAACCACAATTGCTCCACCAGGTTGAAGACGTTGTCTTGGTCCAGATGTATACCATTCATAAGTTCTATCTAAGGCTTGAGCATTCATTGCATCTTGTTCAGTATGTGGGTCATCAATAATTAATAGATCCGCACCCCTTCCAGTTATGGCAGATCCAACTCCAGCAGCGTAGTATTCACCGCCTTGTTCTGTTTCCCATTTACCTGCAGCTTGGGAATCCGGATTTAATCTTGTTTGAAATACTTGTTTATATTCTGGCGAATCCATAAGTGATTTAGCTTTACGACCAAATCTTACAGATAGCTCAGTAGTGTTTGTTGATTGAATTATTTTAAGTTTAGGATTACGACCCACCATCCAGGCAGGTAAGAAATAAGATGCAAACTCAGACTTAGTATGCCTTGGAGGCATATTAATAATTAATCTTTTAATTTTGCCTTGAGCAAGTTTATTAAATTTATCAGCTACAATCTTATGATGGGACCCTTCAATAAAATCAGGCCACATGTGTTTAACAAAAGTCAAAAAATCAGTTTGGATTTTAGATTCTTTTTTCTTTTCACTGTACTTCAGAAAAGTTCTCATAAAGTCTTTCTGAACATCAGGTGGTAATTTTTTAATCTTTTCTAAGTCTATATTCATAAAGTTTCAAATTTTCGCAAAATTTTTAGGGATTAATTTTGAAAACCCAAAAACTATTTCAGGAGCTTATATATCTAAATCTTAGTAATATAGGGTATATCCTGGGACCCCTTACGGTCTATATGTAAATCAATATCTAATAAAAGTCAAAAAATCACAAGCAGCCTGGTACCTCTATTGAAGGGGCCAGGGCGCCCCGCAGGGGCGCCCTGGTTCATGATTGTTAGTCTAATAATGTCATATATGCTTTAGGATTAAGTCTACTAAACTTATCTAATTTCTTTTGCATTGTTTCGTAGTAGTCATCATTCTCTGTTTCTTGTGCAAGAATTTTATCTGTTTTAATTGCATTATACAAAATGTATTCCTGCTCAGTTAACATCTCTGATTGACCGCTGAATGGGTTAGTTGCTTTGTGTATTTTTTTTGTCATATATATCCTTTATAGTCCTATATTAATAATAAGTCAAGTAGCCCCGCAGGGGCGCGACCCATTATGGACACCTGGTTCCTGTACCTGGTCTCTTGTATCTAGCCTATGGCATATACCAAAATAAAAACCAGGCCACGCCTAAAAGTCCTACTATATATTCTACCTCCATTTATTCCTCTGCTCTAGTTCCCATAACTTCTGGTCATAGTGTGCTACCATTGCTGCCGATACTACCCACAACAGTGCACCTGCTCCGCATAAAGTTAAACCTATAATTAATAATGTATTCATATTATCCTTTCTATTTATTTTTAATTATCCTATATTATCCTCTTGACAAAAGATTGTCAAGTGTTTATATAGTATTAGGAATAGGGAAACCTCGTAAGACGAAACTTCGGTTATCGGTCTAAGATAAGGTCGCCCTAGTCCTTTCGGGTCAAAGGCGTTGTTGTTGAAAACCAACAAAGTGCAACGCCCTTGAGCCCGGAGCCCTCCTTCACTTAGAGGTCCGTGTGTTGCAACACTTGAGAGGGTTCCGGGGTCAAGCTATTAGTGGTCCGGAGCATGCATCCGGTATCGTGAAGAGTTTGGCCACTTTAGAAAGATTCTAAGCCACAAGCAACAAGCCACAATTTGGCCATAGTTGTGAAGTACAAAGAATTTAGAAAGGATATATTATGAAAACAAGTGTAGCGTATGGCCAACATTAAAGATATTCCTGAAATAGAAATAATACATAATGCCTGGTGCCGTGAGAATGGCTACCCGGTTAAGAGTTACAAGCCACAAGCGGGAAGGCCCAAGCATCAAGCCACAAGCCACAAGCTTAATCGATTTGTGAAAGATCACCATAAGCCACAAGCTTCAAGCAACAAGCGTCAAGCCCCTGGGCACAAGGTTCAAGCTTCAAGCCACAAGCAGCAAGCTCCTGGATTTGTTTCCCCTCATAAAGTTTAATGGTCCCGGAAGAGAGGGCCTTTACTAGGATAAAGCTAGCATTGGGATGTTTTACATGAAACGCAATCTGGTGAGGACTGAATTTTATCTTGGTGTTGTCATTCTTAGTGACCTTCAACTCAACCGTAAAGAAGTAATGATTGGCATTATAAATTAATAGGTCCGGACAACCAAGAGAACTTAAATTTTCTATTCTAGTAAAGGATAATTTGCATTTGTTCTTAATGTTAAAAGCTTTAATTTCGTTCCAAAATTTGCTTTCTGGTTTCACTATTACAGCTTTCCAATAACCTTACCCATTCTAACTCTACTGGGTTTAATTGTGATGGCTAATCTATGTGTTTCTCTTACACCAAACAATTTGTTTTCTAATAAATTGATAGCTTCAATATCGTAAAACTCACCATTAGGAAGAATAACCTGCACTCTAGCATTCTGAGCAACAGGAGATTTTAAGAACTTGTCCAAAACTTGTCTAAACATCTTTCCGGATAACATTGACTTATTTATATCTAAAAGTATACTAAAGTCAATATGGGACTACCAAAGAAATTAACTGAGCAACAGATGAGATTTGCTCAAGAACTTATAACCAATGAAGGCAGAAAGACGGCAACACAATGTGCTATCGACGCTGGCTTCTCAAAAGAATCTGCAAGACAGTA